GCCCTGGACGTGGTGCAGGATCTGCTGGTCGCCAAGGTAGATGGCGGCATGGTTGGGCAGCTCAGAGCCGAGCTGCATCAGGATCGCGTCGCCGTAGGCCAGATCCTCGAACGGGATCCGCCGGAAGCCCTGACTGCTGTAGCTGTTGAGGTATAGGTTTTCGCCGCGCTCCCAAAAGCGATCGCGCCGTGGGAAGTCGTCAAGCTCTAGCCCCATCTCGCGCTTGTACCAGTCCCGGCACAGGCTGTAGCAGTCCACCACGCCAAACGCAAACTCACGCCCGACGTAGGGCAGCTCAAACGCGGTCGGCTCGCAGCCGCCCCACTCCTCGGTCTTTGGGTTGACGATCACCCATGGGATGCCGGTGTTGTTGCAGCTGATCTGATCGGCAACTGATGGGACAGGTCGCGTTGTCGGATGGCTGTGCACGACGGCCACGATCTCGCCCAGATCTTCGGCGGCGGCATAGTCCGCAGGGTCTAAGACGAAGTGCTCATCAGGCGTTGCGGCGATGTTGTTGCAGGCGTAGAACCGCTTCCGGCCCTTGACCACATGGATCAAGCCGCACATTTCCTTGGGGTCACATGCCTGCGCATAGGCGAGGATTTCGGTTTGCAGCGTCGTGCCTAGTTTCATTCCGTTAGCCCCGCGCCTGGGAAGGATCCGAATGGCAGCGGCGACGTAGCGCCAAACCGTAGCTTGCAGGAGCTGAGCCGTTTGCCGCAGGCATCAGCGGCAAGGGTGCCGACAGATTGATCGTTGGCGTTCCAGTAGTTACTGCCTGTATAGCCGCACTCGCTGGAGCGGTACTGCCATTGGCAGATATTGGCGATCAGTTGCCGCTTCGGGATCATCATCCCCGCCATGTCGAGCTTGCTGGCTAGCTCCCACTGCACCACGTCACGGGTTTCGGCGGACTTCCGATCGACGTACCAGATCTCGTCAGGGAACTTGGCGTGTGGGTCAGCGCCGGCTTCGCCGTCGAGGAACTTCTTTAACGTGCGGATGCGCGTGATCTTGGCACCACCTAGGTCGTTGCCTGGTGTCACGGCATTGCCCAGCAGGATCAGTGCACTGATTTCGCCGCCAAGGTTGGCGATGCTCAGCGTTGGCCTAGGTAGCGTGCCACCGCTGGCGTAATCAAAGCCCTCAACCTGAATCGGCAGCCTGACGTATTCGTTGCCGTTCCAGATGATGTTGCCGGTAACCGCAGCATTAGCGCCAGCGTGGAAGTAGTGGGTATCGCTGCTGCCCTGCAGTGTGGCGTCAAGCGTCAGCTGGAACAGTTCGATGATGGCGTTGGGGGCCAGTGCAGCAAGTTCTTCGTAGACGCTGCTGATCGCCGCCCAAGTGACGGTGCCGTCGGCAATCGTGCTGCCGATGTCGGTCGGCCATGTCGGCTGTGTTGATGCGCTGGTTCCCGCGACCGTGCAGCGAAAAACAAGGCCACTGGCCTGCAACGTGCTCGCGCGAACGATGGCGCCAACCGCATAAGAGGTGCTACTGGCCCAAGCTGAGTAAGCCATCAGGGCTCAAAGACCTGCTCAAAGGTGGCTTGCAGGTTGGCGCGGCCTGTATATGGGATGCTTTTGCTCCAGTCGCGGCAGATCCATTTGTAACTGGTAGCGGTGTCTGGCGGCGTCCAGTCAAACGACTCTTGCCCGCCGCGTGCATCTAAGAAGTTTTCAAGGGTGTCGCAGTCGCTTTCGGTAATGTTGTTCCATGACAGCGCCCAGATTTTTGGGTTCTGGTTCAGGCCGAACGTAAGCCGTTGCTCGTAGCCATCGCCAAACTTGACGCTGCGCACTGCAGGCTGACTGCGCTTTTCGGCGCCGTATGCAGGTGCTGGCGATGACGGGAAAGTAGCCATCAGCGTGTACCTGCCAGCAATCCACCAGGCCGCTGCTGCTTGACGATCTCAGCCTGCACTGCAGCACTGATGGCGCCGCCTAAGGCCTTGGCCTGTGTTTGATCGCCCTGCACTTGACTGCCTGATGCGTCAACGTTGACCACCACATTAACCCCACCGCCAAAGCTGCCGGTTGGTGCAATGCCGCCGCTGCGACCTGGCATGAACAACTCAGGACCGCGTTCGCCAACGAGGTAGCCTTTGCCGCCCATCACGCTGCCGCCGTTGGCTCTAGCACCGCCGAAGAAATTACCGACGCCGCTTAGACCAGGAACGATTGAGGACATGCCAAAGGCGCCAGGGTTAAAGCTGGCACCAGATGCAAAGCCGCCGCGGCCACCGCCAAACAGGCCACTAATTGCATTGATGGCTTTTTGAATCACAAACACTTGCAGCAGTTGGTTTGCAATGTCAATCAGCACACCTGATGCAATCTGCCGCAGGCTGCTGCCAAAGTCTTGGCTGCCTTGGATCAATGCGTTAAAGGCAGATGTCATGCCTTGGCCAACGGTGTTGCTAATCCCGTCAGCCAATGCCTGTTGCTGCTTCTGCTGCTCGGTTAGCTGCTTGGAGTATTCCAGCACTGAGGCATAGCCAGACGCTGCAGTTGTCAGCTTGGTGATGTATTCAGGCAGCGTTTCCTTGTTGCGCTGATCTTCAATCGTGCGCAGCCGCTCTGCATATTGCACCACTGCTTCAAAGATGGCCGCCTTGCGTTCGTTAGGCCCCATCTCTTGCTGATTGGCCTGCAAGATTGCCAGTTGCTTGTTGTAGTAAGCCTCCTGCTGCTCGTTTTGTGTGCGCTGCGCAATGCCAAGCCGCAACCGCAACTCAAGCTCTTGAGCGGTGATGTCTTTGATTTCTTTGGCTTGCTTGTCAGCAGACTTGCCGCCACCACCCTTTGCGCCACCACTCGTGCCAGCGCCTAACGGCGGAGCGGCAAATAATTTGTCAGTTTGTTTTGCGCCTGCTTCTAGCTGCTTTTGAGCCGCCAGATTTTGATTTATTTTTTGCAGAATTGTGCCCTGTAGCTGAACTGCCCGATTTGCGTTTGGATCATTGGGGCCAACGCTTTGCAGCAGGCGCTGATATTGCTGCAGTGCTTGCAGGTTCTGGTTGATGCCTGTCCTGTTTTTTTGAGATCCAACTTGACCAACGCCCTTGGCGATGTTGTCAACCGCTTGACTTGTTGCGCCGATATTCAAAAACTGCCTAGCACCTGCAACACTGCGCGTAAAGCCACCACCTCTACCGGCGGACAATGCGGCGTTGATTGCATCAACAACAGCAATAGCCTGATTGAAAATGGCTTTCAGCGCTGGCGTAAGCGTTGTGCCAATCCGCCTTGCGAGTGCATCTACGCCATCTTGTAACGTGCTGAGCTTGCCGTTTAACGTATCACTCTGCGCAATAGCACCATTGGCATATTTGCCGCCGGCGCTGGTTAGGCGTTGCAGTGCAACCTCAACGGCTTTGGCGCTGATCTGACCTTTGCTAAGAGCTTTTTGGAACTCTTCGCCGGTCATCCCATACATCTTGCGCAGCTCTTCCTGCAGCGCGATGCCACGCTCTTGGAACTGCAGCAGCTCCTCGCCCTGCAACCTGCCCTTTGCTTGGACTTGGCCGTAGGCGGTCACCAAGCCCTGCAGCTCGGCGCCAGTTGCGCCTGATGCGTCAGCCAGCCTGCGGGTGGTCTCTACAACATTGTTGGCCTGCACGCCAAAAGCCTGCAGACGCTTGGCTGCATCAATCAGCTCGGTGCTGGTGAATGGTGTTACCGCACCAAGCTGCTGCAGCTCTTGGATAATTTGCTTTGCTTGCTGTGCGCTGCCCGTCAGCACTTGCAGGCTGCGGGTTTGTGATTCAAGTTCTGCCGTCTTGGCAAATACAAACTTGGCGGCAGTGACCGCCGTAAATGCACCAAGCAGGCCGGTTACAGCATTCTTCAGCCCATTGACACCAGCCTGTGCTGCTTTAGATGCTGCGCCAACTTGCTGAAGATTCCTTACAGCACTTTGGCTGTTTACCTGAATATCAACAACTGAAACGGCCACAGCGGCACCTCCCTATAGCAGCAGTCTACCGCCGACGGGCTTTGTCCATTTCTTCTTTTTCGCGCTTGCCCTTGACTTCATAGTATGCGGCAAAATGCGTAAACTCTGCATCGGTTAGCTCAGTACGCAACCGGCTAACCGTCATGCCTAACTCAGTTGCGAGGAAGAACTCGAAGAAAAGCCACGAGTCTTCCTCTAGTCTTTTTTTGCCTCTTCAAAGCCAGCGCCGTCACCCAAGCCGAACAGGAACAGCTCCAGTTCGTTCAGGACACGCTCAGGCAGCTCGCGTTGCAGCTTGGCTGCATCAGCCGGTACAAATGCTTTGGTGCCGTTTTCAAGCTCAGCGATCTGGCACAGCAGTTGCGTGCTGACATCCAGCGCCTCATCGGTGCCAGTTAATGCAGATGCTTTCTTGCGATCAGCGCGGGTGATGGGCTTGAAATACAGCGCCATCACCACGTCGCCGCCGTCCGTCTTCACTTCAAACTTACGCCTTTGATTGAGGTCAAAGGCTCCGGTGAGCAAGTCAACCGGACGTTGCGTAGCGGGCATTAGATGCTAAGGGTCAGCGCCCCAGAGGTGACGAAATTAACCGAGACGATCTCGATTTCGCCAACAGTAGCGGAATACTCAGAACCTGTCACCACCAAAGTGCCGGTGATCTTTTTGCCGCCGGTTTCGTCCAAGTACAGCTCAAATGCTGCATCGGCTTCGTCGGTGGCTTGGTTGACATCCTTAATCAGGTCCAGCTTGTCGCCGGAGCCTGGGGCGTCGTACATCAACTCAATGGTGCCCGAACCACTGATCAGACCGCCCACGTTGGCGCGGTAGGTGCCGCCGTGAGATGTGGTGTCAAGCGATTCCTTCTCAACGGTCATGGTCCAAGACCGCACCGCTGCGATCTCGGACAGGCCGCCGCTGCCAGCTTTATCAAAGAACACCGTGCCTTGTTGCCCGCGATAAAAAGCCATGATCAGAGGTCCATCGTGATGGTGCCGTTGGTCACGAAGTTGACCGTGATCACTTCGATTTCACCAACAGTAGCGGAGTATTCAGCCGAGGTGATGACACCATCAAAGCTGACCTTTTTGGTGCCGGTCGTATCAAGGAACAGCTCAAACAGGGCTGCGCCTTCATCAGTGGCAGTGTTGACGTGCTCAATAAAGGTATTGGTTTCGTCAGCGCTGCTGGCGGTGTACAGCAGCTCAACAGTGCCGCTGCCGCTGATCAAGCCGCCGACATTAGCGCGATAGGTGGCGCCCAGTGCAGTGGTGTCCAGCGACTCTTTCTCAACGGTCAGCGACCATGAGCGAGTGCTGGCGATCGTAACGCCGGTAGCGCCGCCGTCGTCAAACTTGACGCTGCCTTGCTGCCCTCGGTAAAAAGCCATGGCTAGAGATCCTCGAAGGTTTCAAAGGTCATTCTGACCTGTGTTTGGAAGTAACCCTCAGGAGCTGGCGCAGCCACCACCTCTGGGCCAGTGGGCGGGTCAAAATGGACGCCGCTGACTACTTGCCTATTGTAGAGGTCTCTTATGCGCTTTCCAATTGTGTAGTTAGCGCCGGGGCCAACGCCCTTAGCGGTAAAGATATTGACCACGATGACGCCAATGACGCTGTTGCTGCTGCCAGTGGTGCCGCCCATGGTCAGGTAGTTGTTGTTGCCGAAGCTGACCAGGCACTGCACCCATGAGCTGCCGGGCGTTGGGATGTAGGGCTGGTTATGGAAGACAACAGGGATGACGGGTGATGCCGCCAGCTCAGTTGCAAGCCGTGCTTCGACGGTGGCGCGTACTGTATTCAGGTTGACGGCTGCCATTAGTCTTGCCTCCCGATGCGGTCAGCTTGTTGCCGCGCCCATGCGGTCATCTCGCGGGCGATGCGGTCGGTCCAGCCTGCAGGCGCTTGTTTGCTGTGGCCATTGGCCAAGGACTCGGCATACGGCAGGTTGTTGTGGATGTGGTACACGCCGCCGGCCCGTTCGACTTGATAGTCAAGCCGACGTGGTGGCGTGATGCCGCTAGGGCTGGTTTGCGGGCCAGCGTCATAGCCAGGCGCGCCCTGCTCACTGATCGCCCAGCTAAGCCGAAAGCGGCCAGTATCAACCGGGCTTTCTTGCTTAAGCCGGCTGTCAGTTTCCAGCACCGTGACACGCAGCAACTGCTCGTACTTCTGCAGGCTGTAGTTGCCAAAGTCAGCTAGGTTGATGCGTCGTGCCATGGTTACGCCCTCAGGATCAGCTCGTAGGTGATCGCCGTGTTGTCCTGCTCAATCGTGTCAACACGGATGATCTGATGGCTGATGCTGCTGATTAGCACGCGGTCAACCGTGCTAGGCGCTGCCGTGACATCCGCCGCTGCAATGATCAGCCGCTTATCGCCAGCCTGCACCAGCTCGTTGACCTCCCGTGCTTTGACATCCTCAAGCACGCCGCGCACCGTGGTATCAGTCGTGGTCTCGGCAACAGTGCCATTAGTAGCGTCGTAGCTGCCCGTGCTGATCTTGCGAATGGTTGCCGTACCGCCAAACTTTGCCATCAGCTTGCTGGCAACCTTCCGTAGCGGTGTGGCGAGTGCCAT